TTTCATGTTATGGATGTAGAATCAAATGTGCAAGTAGCCGAATATAGAGGTCAAATTGGAACAAAAGACTTTGGACATTTGCTAGTAGGTATAGCTACAGAATATAACGAGGCATTATTAGTAATAGAAAATGCTAATATTGGATGGGCAACTATACAAGTAGCAATAGATAGAAATTATTCTAATCTCTATTATTCTCCCCGTGCCGAGGCAAATACTGATTCGTATTTTGACAAATACATGGATACGTCAAAAGCGGTAGCAGGATTTACAATGTCGGCTCGTACTCGCCCTATGGTGGTAGGTAAGTTCCAAGAATATATTTCCGAAAAATCTGTAACTATCCAATCAAAAAGATTGATAGAAGAAATGAAAGTATTCATCTGGAAAAATGGTAGAGCAGAAGCACAACAAGGCTACAATGATGACTTGGTAATGGCTTTTGGAATAGGAATGTATATTCGAGATACAGCTTTAAAATACAGACAAAGAGGATTAGATCTAACACGCAGTGCATTAAACAATATAACAGTTAATAGAACTTCATATCAAGGAGCATATTACGCTAGCAAAGATGATAATCCTTACCAAATTGAAAATCCATATGGTGGGAAAGAAGATATAAGCTGGCTATTTTAACAATATTTATAACAATAATTAACAATATGGCAAACACAGGCTTATTTAGTAGACTACAACGATTATTTTCAACAGATGTAATCATCCGAAATGTTGGAGGTAATCAAATTAGTGTAATGGATACTAACCAAATCCAAACTAATGGAGCAATTCAAACGAATTCCCTTATGGATAGGTACAATAGAATCTATTCTACTAATCCTAGCTCACTGTATGGTTCCCAATTTAATTTCAACTACAAGTACTTAAGACCCCAATTATATTCAGAATATGATGTAATGGATCAAGATGCTATTATAGCTTCTGCTTTGGACATTATATCTGATGAATGTACTTTAAAAAATGATATGGGCGAAGTATTATCTATTCGCTCTTCTAACGAAAATATTCAAAAAATCTTATACAACTTATTTTACGATGTTCTAAACATTGAATTTAACTTGTGGGCTTGGGTTAGACAAATGTCTAAATATGGTGACTTTTTCCTTAAGCTAGAAATAGCAGAAAAATATGGTGTATATAATGTAATTCCATATACTGCATTCCATATTGAAAGATTAGAAGGATTTAACCGCAATAACCCATCTGAGGTTAAATTTAGATATAATCCTGATGGTCTAGTAAATGCTAATTCTGGATTATATGCTGTTACAGGGCAAGGTACAGACCAAACTGGTGGCGTAATGTTTGATAATTATGAAATGGCCCACTTTAGATTAATTGGAGATACTAATTACCTTCCATACGGTCGTTCATATTTGGAGCCTGCTCGTAAACTATTTAAGCAATATACTTTGATGGAAGATGCGATGTTGATTCATAGAATTGCTCGTGCCCCAGAAAAACGTATATTTTATGTAAACGTAGGTTCTATTCCTCCAAATGAAGTAGATGCGTTTATGCAAAAAACAATTTCAAGTATGAAACGTACTCCATATGTTGATAAACAAACTGGAGACTATAATTTGAAATTTAACATGCAGAACATGATGGAGGATTTTTATATCCCAATTCGTGGAAATGATACAACAACTAAAATTGATACCACTAAAGGTTTAGATTACGATGGTATCCAAGATGTTGCTTATTTAAGAGATAAATTATTTGCTGCACTTAAAGTACCTAAAGCATTTTTAGGATATGATGCTAATATAGAAGGTAAAGCAACATTAGCGGCCGAAGATATTAGATTTGCTCGCACAATTGATCGTATTCAACGTATTTTAGTATCTGAACTTAACAAAATTGCTCTAGTACACTTATATTCTCAAGGATACAGAGATGAGGCGTTGACAAACTTTGAATTGTCTATGCAAACTCCTTCTATTATATTTGAGCAAGAGAAAATTGAGTTAATGAAGTCTAAAGCTGAACTAGCCCAACAACTGCTAGAACAGAAATTATTACCTACAGATTGGATTTACGATAACATATTCCACTTATCTGAAGATCAGTACGATGAATATAGAGATCTAATTAGAGAAGATGCTAAACGAGCATTCCGAGTTACTCAAATTGAAAACGAAGGTAATGACCCAGTTGAAAGTGGTAAATCTTATGGTACACCACACGATCTAGCTTCATTATACGGTAAAGGTAGAAATGATTCAGACCCTAAAAACGTTCCACGTGGATATGATGAGGATGAAACATTGGGTAGACCAAAAGATTCCATCTCCAATATTGGAAAACAAGATAGCAATTTCGGCAAGGATAGATTGGGTGTTAAGAGAATGAAAGATACAGATAAAAATGATTCTTCAGACAGCCGAACAGATACCAATAAAAGTGGTATGGCTCTTGAAAATGCTCAAGTTGCTTTTTTAAGAAACAAGGATATGTTTTCTAAAATAGACAAGAAGAAACTGATATTTGAACAGGATAAAGACGATACTTCGTTATTAGATGAAAATCAGTTGAGGGGATAAGATTTCTTTAATATTTATAAATAAATATATTTCTTTGATGAAAATCAAGCACAGCAAATACAAAAACACGGGTATATTATTTGAGTTACTTGTTAGACAGGTAACTATAGATACCTTAAAAGGAGTAGATTCACCCGCTATTGGCATTATGAAAAAATATTTTGTCAAAAGTGAACTAGGTAGAGAATATAAACTATACGAATCTATTCTAAAATCTAAGGTATTAAACGAAAGTAGAGCAAATACTGTCGTTAGCACTATTTTAGAATCTTCTGTTAACTTAAACAAAAGTACTTTAAAGAGACAGAAATATAATCTAATTAAAGAAATTAAAGCCCACTACGATTTAGATACATTTTTTAATATTAAAATTAAAAACTATAAAGAACTAGCTTCTTTGTATATGTTGATCGAAGGTGTAAACGGTGCTTCTTACGTTGCTCCTGCTCAAATGGTTGATTGCAAAATCACACTGTTAGAATTTTTAACCAAGCAGGAAATCAAATCACAGGATTCAAGAGAAAACGTAATAGAAGAATTCCAAGCATACGATAAAGATTTAAGAATTCTCACATACAAGATTCTTTTAGAGAAATTCAACGAGAAATATGATTCTATTTCTTTAGAACAAAAACAAATCCTAAAAGAATTCATCAACTCTGTAGACTCTGCCCCACATTTAAGAGAATTCTACAACACTAAAATTGCTGAACTAAAAGAACATTTAAGTAAAAGCATTAAAACAATCCAAGATCCAGCTACTAAAGTTAAGGTTGAAGAAATAGCTAAACATTTAGTTGACCTTGACAAAACTGCTAAAGTTAATGACGATCATTTAGTGGATTTAATGCAATACTATGAACTAGTTCAAGAAATTAGAAAAGCAAATGGGGTACAAATATAAAATATCCGATAAGCTAAAAGAAATGTCTACCTCTGGTGGAGCAGGTGGTTATTTAACTAAATACGCGTTTGCTAAAAAAGTTAAAGTACCTAAAGAGCTAAAAAAACTAGGATATACACCTGTTGAAGAAAATATAGGTGCTACACTAGGACCAGGTCCCAAAGCAGGACCCGAAGGTGTTAAAGATAACTACTACGTTAAGAAATTTCAATATAAGCTAGTTCCAAAAGATAAAAAAGGAAACTACGTGCAGAAAGGCTCTGGTTTAGAAGTTAAAAATTTATTTTAATATGTATAAGTATAAAATAAAAGAAGAGGAAGATCCCATAAAAAAATTCCACGAAGAACGTATTATGGTATTTGATTCTTTAGAAGCTAGACTTGAAAACATAAAAAAACTACTGCGTCAAGGTAAAATTGAAACTGTAGCCTACTACAGAGAAAACCCAACCAGTTATACAGTAGTAAAAGGAACGGATTTAATTAACGATTACATAAACGATATAGAAATTTTACTAAAAGGAGAAGAATAATGACTCTACAAGAACAATACAATTTGATTAAAGAGGGAAAAGGTCACAAAGGTGTATTCCTTACTGAGGCTAAAAAGCAATTCCCTAACATGCTAACAAATCCAATGGGATTTGAAGAAGTATCTAAAATGTTAAAAACACGTGGTGTGATTTCCGAAAATTATATTGATTTAAAACCAATCACTACAATTGAGGCTTCTCCAAAAACTGCTTGGGAAAACAAATTCGCTCAATTCTTAGCTGAAGAAGCTAAAGCTGAAGAGAAAAAAACAACCAAAGAAGTAGAAGACATTCAAGATCATAACTACGACTATAAAGACAAAACTAATCTTGACAATCAAATTGGTCAAGAAGTATTAAATGGTCTATATTTTGAAGGTAGAGAAAACCCAGATAAAACATTAGACGAACTCCGTAAAATTGTAGAAAAAAACTTAGCTAAAGACGGACAATACTATATGAAAAATGCAGCATTCGGTGTTAAAGGATTAGGATATCAAGAAACAAAAATGGAAGAGGTATCTGGAAAATATGCTTCATCTGGTTATTCCGATAAACTAAAGAAAATGGTTAAGGAATCTTTGGTAAAAGAAGAAGAGTTTCCTACAACTCCTGTAGAAAAACTTCCATTTGTATCTGCTGAAAAATTAAAAAAAGTACTTCAAGTATTAGGTCAAATCAGCATACAAGTAGGTCCATTATCCTCAACTACAGTAAAAACTGAAGCAGATCTAGTAAGAGTACTTATGGGTGAACTTAAATTTAAACAAGTAAGACCAGGTGTATATATTCTTCAAGGACCAAACGATAGTAAAGTTACTATGGGTAAAGGAAGTTTAGATGAAGCTTCTGACTTTGAAGAGAAAATGGCTCAACTTAGAATGCTTCAAATGCAGAAAAAAGCAGGTGTTGCTCCTGATCAAAAAGTAATTAATAAGAAGCAAACATTAACACAGAAGTTAAACATGCTTAAAAAGGCATATTTTGATTTAATTTCTGCTATGGAAAAAGAAACAGATCTAGAATTTGCTGTATC